CAGATTGAGATGGAGAAGAGCAGAAGTAATTAGACACGATCAAAACGCACATGATCGTATGAAAAGGTATCAATGTATTATGTTGCTTGATACTGCTACAAAGTTTGCAGAAGAACCCTTTTGGCATGTAGCACAGGCAGATTTTACAGGCAGAATTTATTATGTGTCAGGGATATTTAATCCTCAAGGTAATGATTTAGCTAGAGCTTTGCATAGGTTTGCAGAAGGTGCAGCAATAACAGATGAGAAAGCAAAGAATTGGTTAGGTATTGCAGGTGCTAACTCTTGGGGTATGAGCAAATACAGTTATGAAGAACGTATTGAATGGTCTAAAACAGAAGGAGAAGCATTAGCCAGACAGATAGCAAGCAATCCAGAATCTTATATCAGCATATGGAGTCAAGCAGAAGAACCATTTCAATTTCTTGCCTGGTGTTTAGACTTCAATGAATTACTTGAAGAGGGATATGGATATATAAGCAAGCATCCTGTCTTACTTGATGGTACAAACAATGGCTTTCAACATTTTGCAGCCATGTCTTATGACAATAAACTTGCAGCAAAGGTTAATTTAAAAAACTATGACGAGGTAGAGGACCTTTATGAAGAGGTTAAAGATGAAGTTATAAATGAATTATCAAAGCAAGCAGATACTATTGCAGAAGATTGGTATCAACATCATCAAGTCATTACAAGAAAGATGATAAAGAAACCTGTGATGATGATTCCATACAGTGGTAAAACTTTTGGTATTACAAATGCTATCCGAGATTATTTTATGGCAAGCGATGAAGACTTGTCTTGGAATAAAGATTGCTTTTTACATAATCATTATCTTGCAAAAATAATAGAGAAAAGTGTTAATAATATCTGCCCTAAATGTATAATAGTGATGAAATATTTAACAGAGATAGCAAGATGTTTTGGTAAAGAAGATAAAGATATGACATGGATTACACCTTCTAAGTTTTATGTTAAGCAGCATTATTACAAGTCTAATATAAAAAGAATTGCCACCAAACTGCATGCTACGACTGTACAGTTGTCACTTAATTGTAATACAACAGAGATTGATAAAAGAAAATCTACACAGAGTTTTGCAGCAAACTTTGTTCACAGTTTAGATGCTGCTAATGTACATTTAGCGTTAGAAAAAAGTAAAGCTAGTGGTCTTAATCAGTTCTGTACAATACATGATTGTTTTGGATCACCTGCTGCACATATAGAAGAATTTATAGGTTATGTAAAAGAAAGTTTTGTTGATATGTATAGTAAAAATTTATTAGATGATTTATACCAGCAAGCAGTAAAACAGTTAGATGATCCAAGCAAGCTACCCATACCACCAGACATAGGGGATTTTGATGTGTGTGAAGTTTTATTAGCACCATATGTGTTTAGTTGAACAAATGCGTGACAAGTAATTTTCTTGCGGTACTATCAGTGATACATCCAATATGGATGCAATTAAAAGAAAACTTAAACTGAAATTTCCAAATGATTAAATCAGAAATTATCAACATCACAACACCAGTGTGCCTATTTCAATTTGCATGGCTGGTAGAACCCGACACAAAATTTGATGCGTCAGGTATATGGCAGGTCGAATGTCTTATTGATCCAGAAAAATCACAAGATATAAGTGATCAATTAGATGGACTTCTTGAAAGATGGAAAACGCAATTAAAAATTGCTAATCCTAATAAAAAATTTAAACTTGCACCATTACCTTTTGGTTATGAAGACATAGATGGCAAGCCATACTTCAGAATCAAAACCAAAATGAAAGGTGGAGGAGTAAGGGCAGATGGTACACAGTGGAAACAAAGACCACCTGTTTTGTTTAATTCTGATGGTTCTCCTATGACAGAAGACCAGAAGGAAAAAGTTAACAAGTGTGGTCCTGGTACAACAGGTCAAGTCAACATGCGTTGCAGTGGGTGGGAAAATCCAAGCTTTGGTGTTGGTATAAAGATCCAACCAGAAGCTGTCATCATTCACAACCATGTCGAGTACACAAAAACCGCACAAGGCTACGGCTTTGAAACAGAAGAAGCAACCATCGAAGAAGAGAAACCCAAAGCGAAAGCAGGGTTTGAAACAGTCGGAGCAGACGAATTTTAGAAGTAAGTTTGAAGCTGCAATAGCAGCTACATTACAAGCAAATAAAGTTCCTTATACCTATGAAACACTTGATGTTAGCTACCAAATCAGTTGCATTTATAAGCCTGATTTCATCCTTGACAACGGCATCTGTATTGAAACTAAAGGCTTCTTCTCAAAAGAGGACCGCAGAAAACATGTTGCGATCAAGACGCAACGACCCGACCTAGATATTAGGTTCTGTTTTCAAAACAGCAAAGCAAAATTGAGTCGTGGCAAAAGAAGTTTAACCTATGGTGCTTGGGCTACTAAGCATGGGTTTCTTTGGAGTCACGGCTCTATCCCTGAAGAATGGATGAATGAAAACACAAGAAAAAATTAACAACGCAAAACAAAGAATTAAAGAACTTGAATGTCTTATCAAACATTGGGAGAAAGATGACACAAAGCAAGTATCTCAGAAAAGAACCATGCCCTGAGTGTGGCAGTAAAGATAACCTAGCCATCTATGATGATGGACATGGTTACTGTTTTGGTTGTGGCTATACGCAGCAACCACAAAAAGATAAACCCAGAAAATCTTTTGTAAAACCAGTGAAGAAACCATTACTTAAATTTGTTACACCAAAAGCATTGCCAAAGCGTGGACTTTCGCACGAAACTTGCGAACTGTTTAACTACGGAATATCTGAACATAACGGTCAACCAGTACAGGTTGCTACCTATGAAGACAAGTTAGGTAGACAGGTTGCACAGCATATTAGATTTCAAAACAAAAAATTTATCTGGCTTGGTGATGTAAGTGATCTACAACTATGGGGCCAGAGATTATGGAGACAAGTTAATACAGGTAATATGTTTGTCACTATTACAGAAGGAGAGATTGATTGCATGTCAGTCTCACAGGCACAAAATAACAAGTATCCTGTAGTAAGTTTGCCTTCGGGATCACAGTCGGCTAATAAATATATAGCTGCAAATCTGAAATGGTTATCTCAATTTGTACGGATAGTAATTTGTTTTGACAGTGACGAGCCTGGCATGGTTGCTGCCGAAAAAGCAATTAAAATCTTACCTCCTGGTAAGGCAGCAATATGTAGACTCCCTAGAAAAGACGCTAATGAAATGCTCATCGCAGGTGAGGGGGAAGAACTTAGAGATCTCCTATGGAAGGCAACACCTGTTAGACCAGATGGCATCCTTAACGCATCTAACCTATGGACAGAGCTAACAAAGAAAGGCAGTAATAGTATTTGTTCTTTTCCTTTTCCAGAGCTAGATAAGTTCTGTAAAGGGTTTCGTAAACAGCAGATGCTTTGTATTGCAGCAGGTAGTGGTACAGGTAAGTCAACTATATGTCGTGAACTTGCACATCACTTTATGAAGAATAGTTTGACCGTAGGTTATATAGCTCTTGAAGAATCGGTACAAAGAACAATGCAGGGGATACTCGGTGTAGAGATGAATAAACCCCTGCATCTTGAGGATAATGTAGAAGAAACAGAAGGGCTAAAACAATCGTTTGACAGACTGTTTGGTACAGGAAAACTATTCTTATATGATCACTTCGGTTCTATTGATCCTGATAGATTAGTCGAACAGATACAATATCTTGCAACAGCAGAAGGTGTAGATGTTGTTATCTTGGATCATTTAACAATAGTTGTTTCTGGTATCAGTGACCTTGATGAGAGAAGAGCTTTAGATGTGGTCTGTACAAAGCTTAGACAGGTAGTTGAATCTACTGGTATAGGTTTAGTTATTGTTTCTCACTTACGTAGACCAGAAGGCAAAGGACATGAAGAAGGTAATAAAGTAAGTCTTAATCATTTAAGGTCTAGCCATTCAATAGCACAACTATCTGATTTAGTAGTTGCCTGTGAAAGAAATCAGCAGTCAGAAAGTTATGCAGAACGAGCAGAACTACAGTTAAGAGTATTGAAGAACAGACACACAGGAATGACAGGACCAGTAGATAAATTATTGTATGACGAAAAGACAGGAAGGCTTGTAGTACCTATGGAATCTTATTTTGGAAACAAATGACTTTATTAATTGACGCTGATTGGCTCGTTTTCACCTCATGTATTAACGCTGAAAGAGAATATGAATGGATGAGAGACTTGTGGAGCTTTAAGTTTGATGCACAAGAAGTACATGAAATAATTGATACAAGAATTAAGCGTTACCAAGCAATAGCTGAAGGTGATAAAGATGTTGTTATGTGCTTTACTGAGTACCCAACATTTAGACATACGATATATCCAGAGTACAAAGCTAATAGAAAAGAAAAAAGGAAGCCTTGTAGATATAGAGAAACGATAGAACAAGTTAAAGACAAATATAGATCGGAAAGCTATCCAGGTTTAGAGGGAGATGATGTTCTTGGACTTCTTGCAACTAGCAAAAAATATCCAGATCCCATTGTTGTATCAATAGATAAGGACATGAGATCTGTACCTTGCACACTATTAGCAGGTGATGACATGGAACTTATAACCAAACGTAAAGCTGATAGACATTGGATGATACAAGCTCTTACAGGTGACAGTACTGATAACTACTTTGGTATAGATAAGGTAGGACCAGTAACAGCAGAAAAGATATTAGGTGAAGCTAAAACACTTGAACAAATGTGGGAAAAGGTAGTAGCTGCGTATGAGAAAAAGAAATATAAATTTGCTGATGCTGTTCTTAATGCACAGCTTGCAAGAATACTGAGAGATGGAGATTTTGATTACAACACTGGAGAAGTATCTCTCTGGACTCCATAAAAAAACACCAACAACGCAGTAGCATGGGCTGTTGGTATTTCTTAGTTGCCTGGATAAGCATATCAACCTTATCACAGAAATTATATACTGCTATACTTTATTCTATAAATTGACATATACTAAATATAAATCTTACTAATCATGTCATCTGAAAAACTACCAGTAATTACAGATGAAATGATTTTTGCCTTAGATCAAATCTTTCCTAATCGTCATCCTGATTTGTCTTTATCTGATAGAGAGGTATGGTATAGAGCAGGGCAACGGTATGTTGTTGACTTCCTGATCGAACAACAAAAAAGGCAAAAGGATACCATGCTCAATCAATCAGTCTTGGAGAATTAGCCATGTGCGTCGGCAGAAGACCATCCCCACCACCTTTACCAAAACCCAGGCCAACAGCACCAAGACCTGAACAAACTGCTCAACGTGTAGTGATTGGATCGCAAAGGGCTGAAGGGGGAAGAAGAAAAACACCAACTCAAAGAACTAGAAGAAGGTTAGGTACACAGTCATTAAGAATACCTTTACTGGCTCAAGAACAGACAGGAACAGGTAATCTTAGGTATTAATTATGTGTATATTTAGCAACAGAGGAAGTCAAGCCGTTGTGCAACCCACATCAACTTTTCGTGATGCTCCACCGATTGTGACAGGATCACAAACTGGTGTTGCTAATCCGAAAGATACTGAGAAGGCAACAGAAGAATTAAAAATTAAAAGACAAAAAGAAGAAGGAACTTATTTAGATCCAAATCTTAGTAGGCTTGAAGAAGCTTTAAATCCAGGTAGTGGTAGGAGTAACAGAAGACGTTTTAGTAGAAAAGGAGCTATTAGGAACAGCAGAAGAGGTTCTAGTAGTAGCAGAGGAAGAAGATCTTAATTATGGAATACTCAACACAAAAACAAACAGCAGCAGGTAGATACGCACAACTACAAAGTGCAAGATCTACCTTTGATAGAGAAGCAAAAGAATCTTCTAAGCTGACAATTCCAAGCTTGATACCTGAGAGTACAACAGGTACAAGATCTAAAATCAAAACACCTTTTCAAGCTGTAGGTGCTAGAGGTGTAAACAGTCTTGCATCTAAACTTTTATTTGCATTGCTACCACCATCAACTGCTTTCTTCAAACTAAGTATTGATAGTCTTGAACTGTTAAAGCAAGGACAAGAAGGATTAGAAACAGAAATAGATAAAGGATTACGAACAATAGAAACAGCTTTGATGAATGAGATAGAGATCTCTAACGATAGGGTTGCAATGTTTGAAGCATTGAAACATCTAATCGTTGGTGGGAATGTTCTTCTCTATCTCACAGATGATGGACTAAAAGTATATCCACTATCAAAGTTTGTATGTAAAAGAGATGCAGTTGGTAATGTATTAGAAATCATTACACAAGAATCAATACACCCAAACGCACTATCACCAGAGTTCTTAGAACAAATCAAAAAGAAAGAGAACTATGATGAGAAAACAATGGATAGTGACCTTGATATATACACATACGTCAAGAGAGTAAACGATGACTTCATGTGGTATCAAGAATGTAAAGGAGAAAAAATACCAGGTACTGATGGTAGATCAAAGGTAGATGTATCACCTTGGATAACTCTCAGGTTTGTTCGGATAGATGGTGAAGATTATGGTAGAGGATATGTAGAAGAATACAGAGGAGACTTAATTAGTTTAGAAGCTTTGATGCAAGCAATCATAGAAGGTGCAGCAGCTTCCGCTAAAACTTTGTTTCTTGTAAATCCTAATGGTGTAACCAGAGCAGCGACCCTAGCCAAAGCTCCTAACGGTGCAATACGAGAAGGAAGTGCAGCAGATATATCTGTGATGCAGGTCGGTAAGGCTGCTGATTTCAGTGTTTCTCAGGCTGTTATGCAAACTATTACAGGTAGATTAGAGTATGCCTTTCTGATGGCTAGATCTGTTCAGAGAGATGCAGAAAGAGTAACAGCAGCAGAAGTTACCATGATGGCTAATGAACTAGAGAATAGTCTTGGTGGTATCTACTCCATACTTACTCAAGAGTTTCAACTACCTTATCTTAAACGTAGGATGCACATGCTTGTACGTTCTGGTAAGGCTCCAAAACTACCAGAAAAAATAGTTAAACCTAAAATTGTTACAGGTGTACAAGGTCTTGGTCGTGGTAATGATCGCAATAAGCTTGTTGAATTTATTGGCACAGTAAGTCAGGCTTTAGGTCCAGATATAATGCGTCAGTACATGAATGTAGATGAAGCTATAAAACGACTAGCAAACTCAATAGGAATAGATACTGCTAACCTAGTGAAGACGCAAGAAGAAATACAGGCTGAGATGGAAGCTATGCAACAGCAGCAGCTAATACAACATCTCGGACCTGCTGCTCTTGGATCTCCATTACTTGATCCACAGAAAAATGCAAATGCACAACAACTAGCGGAGGAAACCAATGCCGAGCAAGAAACCTGAAGAAACAAAAACACCTGAAACAGAACCAGCAAAGGCTGTTGTTAGTAAGCTAGGTATCAATGATGAGCCTACCCCTACAAAGCCAAGAGTGGTCGAAACCAAGAATGGTCGTACAATGACTTATAACTAAACAAATATTATGACTTCATCCCAGGTAAATGTTACAGAGACACCACCAATGTCTGCTGAGGACTTACAAACTTTAGCTAAAAATGAAACTGATGAAAACGGTCTTATCTTAGGTAAGTTCAAATCAGTAGAAGATCTAGCTGCCAGTTATAAAGAACTCGAAGGTAAGCTAGGACAGGTAACAGAAGAAGATCAACCACAAACAGAGGAAGAAACAGAAACCACAGAAACAGAATTTAATGCAGAAGAGTTTTATGGTGATGGTCTTGCAACTGTATTAGAAGAAGTTGGCATTGATCCACAAGAAATCTCTAATAGATTTGAAGAGACAGGTGAAATCAACGATGATGATTATGCAAAGCTAGGAGAAGCAGGTTTCTCTAAACAAGTAATCGACACCTATCTTGATGGTCTTAGAGGAAGTGGTGCAACTAGCGAAGACATAGCTTCTGCACAAATACAAGGAATAAAAGATTCTGTCGGTGGAGATGAAAATTACAGTAAGATGGTGGCATGGGCTATAGACAATCTCCCTGCTGATGAAGTAAAGGAATTTAATTCTTTAACTGAAACAGCAAATGCAACTGCAATTAAGTTTGCAGTGCAAGGTCTTTATTCTCAATACAATAACGCTATGGGTGTCGAACCAAACTTAGTAACAGGCCGTGCTTCTCAAAGTGGACCTACACCATATAGATCTACACAAGAAGTAGTTACTGCTATGTCAGATCCACGCTATGGTAAAGATGTCACATACACCGAAGATGTTCAAAGGCGTTTAGGTGGTAGTGATGTATTTAACACTGGTCGTTAATCATGGCTAATGTACCCACCAAACCAGAGCTTTATGCAAGAATAAAAGCAAAAGTAAAACGCACTGTTAAAAAGTGGCCTTCTGCTTATGCAAGTGGACAACTTGTACGACAATATAAAGCTGCAGGTGGTGGCTATCGTAAAACTTAATCATGCCTTACTCTAAAAAACAAATGAAGATCGCTAGGGTTGCAGAACCTAGAGATAAAATCACTAGAGAGGATCTTATGATCCTTCGTAAATCTAAAAAGAAAAAGAAAAATGGCTAAATTTATTTACAAAGTCCTCAACAAAAATAACGACATCATTGAAGGCAGCTTTGGTACTAAGAAAAAAGCTAAAGACTTTATTGAGGAAGAAGAACCAGTTGAAGGTATGTACCAAATAATTCTTGAAAAGGTACAAAAGAAAAAAAGTAGAAACCAACTTAAAATTAAAAAAGCTTAGGATGGCAAAACTTAATCTTAGCCAGATAAAAAAGCTGAAAGCACATTCAGTTCATCACACACCTAAACACATGAACCTTATGAAGAAGCTTATGCGTGAAGGTAAATCATTTAAAGCTGCACATACAGCAGCACAAAAAGAAGTAGGCAAATGAGTCTTAAAAGATGGTTTAAAGAAAAGTGGGTAGATGTTAAAACAGGTAAGCCTTGTGGAAGGCAGAAGGGTGAAAGTCGTGGCTACCCCGCTTGCAGACCATCAAAAAGAGTAAGTAGTAAAACACCAAAGACTACCAGTGAAATGAGTAGTAAAGAAAAGGCTAGATTTAGAAGAGAAAAGACAGGTTCAAAAAGAATTAGTTACCAACATAGAAGAAATAAAAACAGAAAAAAGTTAAGACTTGCATAAGAGTGTTATATTTTAAATAACTACTTATCTTTCCTTAATGTCTAAGGGAGTATCTCTTACCAAAAAAGACAAAGATCCCACTGGGGGTCTTACTGCTTCTGGTCGTAGGAAATACAACCGAGCAACAGGTGGAAACTTGCAAGCTCCTGTTACTAAAAAGACAGGTCTTTCTCCTAGACAAAAAGCAAGAAGAAAATCTTTTTGTGCAAGGATGTCTAAGGTAAAAGGACCATTAAAGAAAGATGGTAAGTTGACTCGTAAAGCCCTTGCGTTACGCAAGTGGAATTGCGGTTCAGTATAAACTTAACAAAACGAAAATCTTAATATCAAAAGTGCCTGATGCGTCAGATACCACTGGAGAGAACAGACAGTAGTGAAGTTAGTTTCTCAAATTATTTAATCAATCCAAAGGAGTTAATCTATGGCTAACGCCACAGTTTCACGCCTGGGTTTGGTGAACAATACAGGAACAGACTTTGACGCTCTGTTTCTGAAAGTGTTTTCAGGAGAAGTTCTTACAGCATTTGCTCGTAACAACATCTTCAATGAACAACTACATTCTGTTCGCACGATAACCTCAGGTAAATCAGCACAGTTCCCAGTAACAGGGGCTGCAACTGCTGCATATCACACACCAGGTACACCATTAGTAGGTGCTAACCAGATCTTGGCAAATGAGAAGATTATTTCTATTGATGATCTACTTATTTCACAAGCATTTGTAAGCAATCTAGATGAGCTTAAAAATCATTACGATGTAAGAGCTACATACGCTGATGAATTAGGTAAGGCACTTGCTAAAAAATACGATGAAAACGTAGCGAAGGTAATTGCTAATGCTTCAAGAGCATCTACAACTCTTACAGGTGGCAGTGGTGGATTAGTTTCTACTCTTGCTTCTGGTAATACAAGTTCAGCAAACGTATCAGGTGATGAGTTAGCTGCTGCTATCTATGACATTGCACAGGCATTTGATGAAAGAGACATCCCTCCAACAGATCGCTTCTGTGTACTACCACCTGCTGAGTACTACAAGTTGGCTGAATCAGCTACAAGAACAGTAGATGTTGACTTCAACCCAGGTGGCAATGGTTCATTTGCTTCAGGTCGTGTACAACAGATTGCTGGTATCCCAGTGATGATGAGTAACAACGTACCTCAATCAAACGTAGGATCTAACCCAAGTGGAGCTAACAACACCTATTCAGGTGACGATAGTAAAACTATTGGTCTTGTCTTCCATAAGTCTGCTGTTGGTACAGTTAAGCTAATGGATATGACAACTGAGATCTCTGGTTCTGATTATGGAATCATGTATCAAGGTACATTGATGGTTGCTAAGTATGCTCTTGGTCATGGAATCCTAAGACCTGAGTGTGCAGCTACAATCAAGCTATCTGCTTCTTAACTTACATAAAAGGGTACTCAGCAATGGGTACTCTTTCTTTACACTTTGGAGAACATCATGTATCACGGATCTAAAAAAAAGAAGAAAAAAAAGATGGGTGGTAGGGAATCACTTAAAATAAAAAAGTACTAAACCATGACTGTAGCTGCAACCACTGAACTAGAAAGCATCAACATTATGTTGGCTGCTATAGGAGAAGCTCCTATAAATAAACTTACGGGTACTCTTCCTGTTGATGCTCGTCTAGCGCAATCAACTCTTACTGAAGTAAACAAAGAAGTTCAATCTGAAGGCTGGTCTTTTAATACTGAAATAGATGTCACTCTTACAAGGGATGGATCTGATCAGGTAGCCTTATCTACTGATACTTTAAGAGTTGATCCTAATATTCATCAGCACCCTACTATTGATGCAATACAACGTGGTCTTAAGCTGTACGACAGACTAAATAATAAATATGAATTTGATGAAGATCTTATCTGTACTGTTGTTTACTTTAGAACTTTTGATGAGATACCAGAACCTGCAAGAAGATATATAACAATCAAAGCTGCTCGTATCTTTGTTGATAGGTTGGTTAGTGATGATGGATTAAGAACTTATACACAACAAGACGAAATAAGAGCAAGAGCTATACTAATGGAAACAGACTTAGCAAATGGAGATCATAACCTTCTTAGAGGAGATCCATCATTAACAAGTGTCTTCGATACTTACTCACCTGCAAACGCATTAATTAGGTAACTATGGCAGTTATATCTAAAGCAATACCAACCTTATTAAGAGGGGTATCACAAGCTGCTGACAATACTAAACAAGCTGATCATGCTGATATACAGGACAATGCTGATAGCAACCCTGTTACAGGTCTTACAAAGCGTTCTGGAATACAATATGTTACTAATCTTAGTTCTTCTACTTTAGGTAATGTTCATATCCAAACTATCAATAGAGATATTAATGAAAGGTATGTAGCAATATTTAGTAATGGTAATGTAAGAGTATTTGAATTAGATGGTACAGAAAAGACAGTACATAAACCTGATGGAACAACATATTTAAATACTTCTGATCCCAGAAGTGTAATAAAAACTGTAAGTGTTGCTGACTTTACTTTTGTTGTAAATACAAGTATTACAGCAGCTATGGATAGCACTTTAAGTGAAGCTTCTTCAAACATTACTCAAGCAGTTGTATTTATCAATCAAGTCTCAGACAAGACTACATACTCAATAACTGTAGATGGGGTTACTGTTACTGATGACACCTCATCAGACTCTACACTAAGCACTACACAAGTTGCTACTGATTTAGTATCAGGACTTAATTCAGGTCTTACAGGTTTTACTATTGCACGGAATGGTCCTGTAATTCATATCAAGAAAACAGATGGAAGTAACTTTTCTATTGATGGTACTGACACTCAAGGTAATACCCATATGACGGTAGTAAAAGATACTATCCAAAGGTTTACAGATCTACCAACAGTTTCACCTAATGGTTATGTAGTAGAAGTAAAGGGAGATGAGAATACTGATTTTGATAATTATTACGTTAAGTTTGTTACTAATAACGGTAATGCTTTTGAAGAAGGGCAGTGGGAAGAATGTGTACAACCAGGTATAAACTTTAAATTTGATTACAGCACAATGCCCCATGTCTTAATAAGACAGGCAGATGGTTTTTTTAGATTTGCAAGAGTTGATGGCGATAAATATACAGCGTTATTAAAAACTGCAACGTACAGTCAATCAGGCACAACTGTAACTATAACTGCTACCGATCATGGATATGGTAGCCTACAAAATTTAAACTTTCATTTTCTTACTGGTAATGCTGTTGATGGTATCTTTCCTATTACAAAAGTTGATGATGATACTTTTACATTTACAGCAGCCAGTTCATTAACTACTAGCGGTAATCTGGTTTATGAAACTACTGGTACAATTAATGGAATTTACGCACAGTTATCGGGAACTCATGCACAGAAGAAAATAGCTATCTATTCTACTAATCATGGTTTTAGTGTTGGCGATAAAGTGGACTTAACTTTAACTGCTGATACAGCACCAGATGCTGTTAATAGACCTGCGGATGGTGTATATACAATTACAGATGTTTTTACAAACCAATTTAACGTACTTTATTCAGAATTAAATACTTTCGTTAATACTAGTAGCGAAAATCATACAGGTACGTTTACATATCCTACTACTAGCAATCAATATACTTTACCTAAATGGGGAGAACGTACTGTTGGTGATTTAGATTCAGCACCTAATCCTTCTTTTATTGGAAGTAAAATTAATAACGTTTTCTTTTTTAGAAATAGACTTGGATTTTTAGCTGATGATAATGTTGTTTTATCAAGAGCAGCAGAGTTTTTTAACTTCTTTCCAGAAACAGTCTTATCTGTAATTGACAGTGAACCCATAGATGTAGCAGCTTCACATACTAAAGTAGCTATTCTTAGAAGTGCTGTAACAGTAGAACAGGAATTAATTTTGTTTTCTGATCAGACACAGTTTGTTCTTACTTCATCAACAGATAATTTAACTCCTAGAACAGCTAATGTTGTAGTTGCAACTGAATTTGAATCAGATGATGATGCACAACCAATAGGTGCTGGTAGCAGTATTTATTATTTATCCAAAAGAGGATCTTTTGCTAACGTAAGAGAATATGTATATCAAAGAGATCTTGTCATAAGAGAGTCAAGCAATATTACCGTTCATGTACCGAGATTAATACCAAGTAATTTATTTAAGTTTGCAGTTTCTACAAGTGCAGATGTCTTGGTTTGTCTAGGTACAGATGAACCAAATAAGTTATATATCAATAGATGGTTATATGGTTCGCAATATCAAAAGATATTAAATAGTTGGTCTACTTTTACTATTAATGAAAACAGATCTATCAAGAATGTTGATTTTATTGGTAGTGATTTGTTTTTAGTAATAGAAGAAGCAAATGGTACAACTTTAGAAAAGATACCTTTTGAGAATGATTTTACGGAAGCTAATGCTACCTTTGAATATCGTCTAGATCATAAGGTTACAGAAGCAACTACAGGTGTATCTGTAGCTTATAACTCTACTACTAATGTTTCTACATTTACTGTTCCTTATAGATTAAGAGCAAATATGAATGTTGTTGGAAGATATTTAGGTAGTGATGAGACAAGTACATTTGTTAATCAACAAGGCACAACTTTAACTTTAAAACCAGGGCAGATTATATCAACTACTAATACTACTAATGGTTCAACATCTACAATCACAGCAACAGGAGATTATAGAAACAGTAAATTTATTATTGGTGAACCTTATGAAATGCACTATAGGTTTAGTCAACAACGATTGATAGAAGGTCAAGGAGGTGGAAATTCTGGTGAAATTATTAGTGGTCGTTTACAACTGCATCATTTCTATATCAAATTTGAAGATACAGGTTTTTTTAAAGTAGAAGTTACACCAGAGAATAGAGATACATCTACTCATAAATTTACTGGTAGGTTCCTAGGTGCAGCTAGTAGCACTATCGGATCAATAAACTTAGAGTCTGGATCATTTAAAGTTCCTGTAATGAGCAGGGCTGACAGAGTAAATATTGATATAAAGAACGACACATTTTTACCGACAACATTGGCTAGTGCAGAATATGAAGCTATGTTCCATATGAGGAGTAGACGTATTTAATGGGACATTTAAGAAAAGCAAATTTAGAAGATCTGAAACATGTTGCTAAAAACATGAGAGAGATGGATAAGCTGGAAGCTTTCTATCAATCAGGACAAGAACCGAAACAAGCTCTTCAACTGTCTTATATATGCAGCAGTATAAACATGGCAATAGCTGATGATAATGATGCTCCTATAGGTCTTTGTGGGGTAGTACAAGGTGGTGTTATATGGATGGTTGCTACTGATGAGTTGTTTAGTAATAAAAAATATAAAATACAACTAATAAGAAAAGGTCGAAAATGGGTAGATAACCTGTTGAAAAAATACAAAATCCTATATAATTTTGTATATGCAGAGAATGATTCTGCTATCAAGTGGTTAAAGTCTCTTGGGTTTACTTTTATTCAATATCACGAACACTACGGTATGCAGGGTAAACCATTCTACGAATTTCTGAGGATCGCATAGATGTGCGTTGCAGCAATACCAGGAATAGCAGCATTAGGCAGTGCAGGTCCACTGTTTGCAGCATCTTTGGGTCTTAGTTTAGTTAGTGGTTTAGCACAAAGATCAGCAGCACAGGCAGCAGCAGACCAAACATACCAATCTTCATTAATAGCAAACAGATCAGCAGAACAGGCTTTTGCTGTACAACAAGAAGCGTTAGCAGCACAGTTAAAAGAATCAAGGGCATCACAAGCACAAGAAAAACAAGCAGCAACTATAAGAGGATTACAGGCAAAAGGAGCTATAAAGGCATCAGGTAGAGCAGGTCTTACTATTGATTTATTATTACAAGATCAGGAACGACAGACAGCAAACTTTAGAGAATCTATAAACCAGGCACTTGAATCAGCAAGCAGACAGTATGGTAGAAATGTAGAAGGATTAACAGCACAGAGAGATGATAGACGCAATCAACTAACAAGTAATATTAATCAAGCATATAATCAGATACCTTCACTTGGGTCGGTTCTTCTTAATACTGCTATATCAGGTCTTAGCTCCTACGCTTCACTTACAGGAGGTCTTGGTGGAGTTACTTCAGCAAGTACTGCACCACAAGCTACTTATCTTACTACTGGTAGCTCTCTTGGTATCGCTTAATTATGACTAACAGTTTTCAAAGCACAGCTTTTCAATCCTCTGCAAGACCTGTAGATACTTTTGTACGACCCCCTAGTGTTCAACCTAAAACAGATTTGGAAGAATTAGCAGAAGCATTGCAATCAATAAACCCTGCAATACAAAGTTTTATAGGTTCAAGAATAAAAAAAGCAATAGAGAGAGAAGAAGCAGAAGGCACAGAACAAGCTATAGAAGATGCTGCTAAGAATTTTAAAGATATAAGTAGAGGTGTTAAAAAAGCTGATGGTGAAGATGCTGCTAGACAACTAATAGGTGGAAGTATTTTTGCTGATCGTGCTTATCAAAGAACTAAAGCACAGATTTTAGGTAGTAACTTGGCAAGTACTTTGTCTAATAGTTATTCAACTACACAGGTTGATGGCAGATCTTTAAATACTTTTTCTTTGCAATCACCACAATTTCAAACATGGTTAGAAGGAGAGAGATCAAAAGTTGTTGATCAGTTAAGTGATGTAAATCCTACATATGTCAATAAATATTTTTTACCAAAGTTAGCAGATGCTACAGCTACTGTAACCTCTAGTCATATCAAACAACATCAAGAATATAACCTTGAAAAATTAAAAAACTTAGCTGTTCCTTTGGTTAAAGGTTTAATAGTTAGTGATGATGAAACAGACCTGCAACTTATATCTAACTTTGAACAAAGCATGAATGATTTAGGTCTTGTTACAAAAGACAGAAGTGACCTTAATAAAACCATAGTTAATGTCTTAATAGATCAAGCAGAAGCAGTCGGTCTTTCTGGTGGTGGTGATATGGAAGGAGCAGAAGATATTTTAGATATTGCTTTACAGTTTCCCTATGGTGCTGATGGTAAGTTAAACCTTACTGCTCATCCTGATTATCAAAGTAAAGTAAATGATTTAAAGAAATCAATTAACAATTACATTTATGAATATGAAAATCGTAAAGATGTAGAAAGAAAAAGAATACAAAGAGAAGATACTGTTAATCAGTTAAAACAATTTGCAGAAACTGGTGATGCTCAAATTATCAGTGATCTTATAAAAAAATATCCACTTGATGCTACAAAAATATCTACATCTGGTGTAGCTATTGATGGTAATACACTTGATAGATCTGCACAGTTAGAAGCAAACATGATAAGTGGTAATTTTGAATCATCAAAAGATGCAAGTATAGCAGCTTTACAATGGTATCAAGACCCTAGAACACCAAAAACAGTACAGAACAGAAATAGATTAACTCAGTTATTAGACACTGCTGAATCTGTAGAAAGAGGTGATTATACAGAAATCAATAAAGGTCTTACAGAATTATTAGGTCAACTAAAAGGTGAGTTTAGTAGTGCTGATTTTATTACATCTATGACAGGCCAACTAAATGACAAAGGTTCTCGTAAAGTTACCGACTTCTATAACAAAGCAAAATTAGAACTGTATCAGTATCGTCTTAGCGAAGAAGGCCGTAATGCAACCACTTTAGAAATTATTGAGAAGATAGAAGAAGTTAAAGATAAATATATTAAACAAGCAAGAAAATTAAATCCAGGTATCACTATTCAATCAGGTAAAGATGATGAAAAAGAAAAAGATGACATGAGTGATATTGAAGGTGATGCTGATAGTAATTTAGAAGCTGGTTTTTTCAGTGATGATGACACACCTACCACTGTTACTGTTGAAAAAGGAGATACTTTAACTCAACTAGCAGATTCTTTTAGTACAACAGTAGAAGCTATAAAAAAAGCTAATAATATTACCAATGAAGATTTTATAAGGGTAGGACAAGAGCTAATTATGCCGATAACTGAATCAATCACACCCACAATAACTGCAAGTAGTAAACAACAGGCTATTGTTACAGCAGCAAAAGAGTTAGGAGTGAAACCAGAAGATCTTGCTTCTGTAATTTCACAAGAAACAATGGGTACTTTTAATCATCAGATAACAGGTGGTGAAGGTGGTAATTACAAAGGTTTAATTCAATTTGGTATTCCAGAACGTAAAACATATGGGTATAGAGATGATATGACCTTTGAAGAACAGATACTTGGTCCAGTTGTACGTTTCTTAAAAGATAGAGGTGTTAAACCTGGTCATGGTGTTAAGGAGATATATGCAGCTATATTGACAGGTAATGTATCAACTCTTCAAAGTGATGGTCTAAAAAGAAAAGATTCTTTTGGAACATCGGTTGAAAGTGCATTACCAGAACTACGTCAAGGAGGTTCTCATTACAACAATGCCCTTGATTTCCTATCAGAACAAGGAAAGTTTAAACAAAATTCTAATTAATTATGACAGATTCAAACCCAATAACTCGTTTTCGTAAAAACAGACAAGAAGCTGGTAAAAAGTTTCGAGAAAAACTTAAAAAAAATGAAAAGATAATAAAACAAACTACTAGCTCTAAAGTTATTAGAGGTGCATTATCTGGTCCTTTAAAAGCTGTAAATGAAACTGTTGAATTTGTAGATGATATTTATGATTATGCTGTTGGTAATCCATACGACAATAATGAACTTATAGATCTACAAGCATTAGGTCTTGCAATTAAAGGTGATAAAGAAGATTGGGCTTATACAGTACCACAAGCTATAACACAGTTCTTGCTACCTGCTGGTGTTATTAGTAAAGGATTAAAAGGTACAAAGCTAGTAGGAATGGGTAATGCTTGGGCTAGAAATGCTGTTGCAGGTTTTGTTACTGATGCTGTCGTGCAAGACCCTTATGAAGAAAACTTGTTCAATATGATTGACAAGCATCCAAGACTTGCAACTCCAATAAGTGAACTTTTAAAAGCAAAAACACCAGAAGAAATAAGTGTAGCTGAAGCACGTTTTAGACAGGCAACTGGTGGATTATTAGCAGGTGAAGCTCTTACTGCTTTAGGTCTAGGTGTAAAAGCAATGAAAAAAACACCTGAGTTATATGAAAGAGTCATTAACAGATTATCAAGAAGAGATGAAATATTAATGACAGATAATGTTGTTGATAATCTTGGTGATGAAATTATTGATGATTTAAACCTTCCAAACAAAGTTGTTAAAGATGGTGACAAGGTAGAAACTACATTTAATCCTAAATTTACAGGCGGTGGAGATCCTGATGTGCAAGAACTTATTTTAGAAAGAGCAGATCAATTAAAAAAATTAGACGCTAATAATGCTTGGCCTTACAAAAGAACTTTTGCTGATATGGTTAAAAGTGCAAACGATTTATTACCAGCAGAAGTTATTGAATCTGCAAGATTATTTAACGCTAGATATGGCAGAGGGGGAGAAGAAGACTTACCTGCAACATTAATAGCAATGAATCAACTAATGAATAAAAACGCTATCAACCTAGCTTCATTAGCAAAAACTATTGATGAAACTTTAGCCACAGGTAACAAAAGTGGATTTTCTGAAGAATTAAAACAACAATTTATTAGGGAAGCAAAAGTACTAGATGGTCTTATCACTCTTAACAAACCACTTAAAACAGTACCTGCACAAACATTAGCTGCTAACAGGGCAGGTGGTGGAGTAGGCAAAGTTGCTGCTTCTGTAGAAGATCTAGCAGGTCGAACACCAACAGAGAAAGCAATAGATCAAGCTACTGATATTAGAGGAACAGTTAAAGAACCTACAGATCCATTAGCTGAATTTTCAATGCAAGAAATATTAGATGCTGCTGAAAAAGGTGATAAGGCATCTTGGAAAAAACTAAGAATAATTACAAAAAAACTACAAGCTGCACAAGGTAATCCTCAAGCCTTACAGAAAATGGCCAATGAAAGCAAGCTGATGAGAGGACTAAAAGTTCAAAACGAAATATTTATAAACTCAATATTATCAGGACCAGAAACACACGCTGTCAATATTCTTTCTACTGGTTTAAATACTTTGGCTAGACCACTAGAACAAACACTCGGTTCTTTTGCTCAAGGTGATATGACAGGTGCTATCAGAGGTGGTAAGGAACTTTATTATCTAATTTCATCTATTACTGATTCTTTAAAAGGTGCAAAACTATCTTTTCAGATTGAAGATAATATTGTTAACCCTGGTGCAATGATTCAAGATGCTGATCGCTTTCAAGTAAGAATGGAAGGTGATGGTAATTTAGCAAATATAGTTAATGCTTTTGGTACGATTATTCGTTTGCCTAGTCGTTTTTTACTTGCAGAAGATGAATTTTTTAAACAGTTAAATTTTAGAGCTTATGTAAAAGCAAGTGCTTGGGAAGATGGCATGAGGAAAGGTTTGCAAGGTGCTGATTTACAAGATCATATACAAAGACAGTTTGATGGCACTATTGAAATTGTTAATAAAAACAGCATGGCAAATGTTGAAGATAAGTCTGTTTTGGATTTATACGAAAAAGCACAGCAATATGCTGCTGAGACTACATTTACTGCTGATTTACCAGAAGGTAGTTTAGGTGGTGCAATACAAGGAGTGGCAAGACATCCAGCAGGTCGAATAGTTTTTCCGTTTGTAAGAACACCAATAAATATATTTAAAGCACAGGTAAGAAGAACTCCTGGTGTAAATATGTTATTACAGGAATACAGACAAGCATTAAAAAGCACTGATCCATCTGTAGTAGCAAAAGCAAAAGGTGAAATGATACTTGGTGGTTCTATTTGGGCTATTGCAGGTCTTACAGCTTATTCAATTAATGATCCTATGTCTGAGTTAGCAATAACAGGTGGTGGTCCTTCTGATTACAATATGCTTAATCAAAAACGTGCTACAGGTTGGCAGCCTTATAGTTTTAGATTTTTGTTGAAAGATGAAAATGGCAATGTACGCATGGGTAAAGATGGTAAACCAAGATATAAATATGTCAGTTTTAAGAGATTAGATCCTTGGTCTTCTTTTCTTATGATGGCTGCCGATGCAGCAGCTATTACAGGTAGTCTTAGCAAACAAGACCGTGATGATTTTGGTGTCGCTGCTTCAGTTGCATTGGGTCGTAATATTACAAACAAAACTTATCTACAAGGCATTACTGAATTAGCTGATTTATTAGGTAAGCCTTATAAATTAGAAAGTTGGCTTGCTAGAAGAGCAGCAGCAACTATCAATCCTTTTAGTTCCTTTGGAAGATCAGTAAAAAGAAGTGGTCTTACAACTTCATATGGTCAATTACCAGGTGATCAAAGGATTTTAGATAAAAAAGTAAGAGCAGGTGATGATGGGTTTGTAATACTTAGAAAATTTCATAATGAGTTAGCTGCAACCATACCTGGTTACACTGGTGGCTTAAGGCCAATGAGAAACTTTATAACTGGTTCTGTTATTGAATATCCTGTTGGTTTTGGTCCTGATACTATGAATATTCTTAATCCTATAAAAGAAACAAGCAGTATAAATAATACAGTCTTAACAACTCTTGATGATATAGGTGCAAGGATAACTCAACCTTCAGATGAATTAACTCTTGGAAGATTACCTAGTGGCAAAACAATCGGAAGTGGGATAGAACTAACTTATGATGAACATCTTGATTTGATTGAAGAAACTGCTTTTGTGAAAATTAATGGTCAAACTATGGTCAAAGCTTTGCATAACAGAATACAACAAAAAGATTTTCAAGCACTTATGAAAAGTGTAAGGGGTGAAATGATAGAACAAAATAACATGGATATAGAAGTTAAAGCACAACAAGCTAATAGAGATCTAGCTGAAGATATTTTGAGAGATATTGTAAATAAATACAAAAAAGCTGGTAAACAAATATGGTTAGGTAAAAATAAAGAACGTGCTTTAGAATATCAACAGTTGCAATCTGCTATTAGGCAAGAAGCTAACAACGACATCCTTAAATCCTTTGAAGCTCTTAACGCTAACTAATCATGGCTACTAACACTGCTGCATCTTTTACGAACCACACAGGTAATGGTACTGCTGGTCCATTTAATGTCTCCTTTTCCTATCTATCAGAAGCTGAAGTTGATGTTACTGTCGGTGGTGTATTAAAAACTATAACCACCCACTACACATTTACCAGTGCCACACAGATTACATTTACCAGTGGTAATGAACCTGGTAATGGTGTTGCTATCAAGTTTCAAAGAGATACTAATCTCAGTTCTAAAGCTGTAGATTTTAACGATGGTAGTGTTCTTACAGAAGCTGATTTGGATACTAATGCAGATCAACTTTTGTTTGGTATGCAAGAGATTGTTGATAGTGGTGTAGGTTCTAGTGTTCAATCAGTATCAGGTACAACTCCTATAGTCTCCTCTGGTGGTACTACGCCAGCTATAAGTATTTCAGCAGCTACAACCAGTGCAGCAGGTTCTATGTCTGCTAGTGACAAAACTAAGTTAGATGGTATTGAAGCTTCAGCTACAGCAGATCAGACAGCCAGTGAGATAAGAACTTTAGTTGAAAGTGCTAGTGATAGTAACGTCTTTACTGATGCAGATCATACAAAGCTTAACGCTATAGAAGCTAATGCTACTGCGGATCAGACTGCTAGTGAAATCAAAACAGCTTATGAAAGTAACAGCGATACTAATGCTTTTACAGATGCAGAGAAAACTAAATTAACTAGCGTAGAAAGTAATGCAACAGCAGATCAAACAAACTCAGAAATTAAAACAGCTTACGAAGCAAATTCAGATACAAACGCATTTACTGACGCAGAAAAAACAAAACTATCAGGAATAGAAGCTAGTGCTGATGTTACAGATGCCACTAATGTAAATGCTGCTGGTGCTGTAATGAATAGTGACACTTCAACCACTGCAATGAATTTTGTAGTTGATGAAGATAATATGTCATCAAATAGTGCGACAAAAGTTCCTACACAGCAATCTGTTAAAGCGTATGTAGATACAGAAGTTGCTGGGGTTGTTGATTCTGCTCCAAGTGCATTAAATACATTAAATGAGCTTGCTGCTGCACTTGGTGATGATGCAAACTTTTCAACTACTGTTACTAACTCAATAGGAACAAAACTGCCTTTAGGTGGCGGTACAATGACAGGCAACATTGTTATGTCTGGTTCTCAAACTGTTGATGGAAGAGATTTATCTGTAGATGGTGCAAAGTTAGATAATATAGAAGCCAATGCTGACGTTACTGACGCAACCAATGTAAATGCAGCAGGTGCTGTTATGAACAGTGACCTTGATGGCAAAGGTGAACTACTTGTCGGAGATGGGTCAGGTGATCCTACTGCTTTAGCTGCTGGTACTGATGGCTATGTTCTAAAGGCTAATAGCAGCACTGCTACAGGTCTTGAATGGTCTGCTGCTGGAAGTGGTGGTGATGCAAACCAAAATGCTTTCTCTACTATTGCAGTATCAGGTCAGTCAAACGTAGTTGCTGATAGTACTACTGATACCTTAAATATTGTTGCTGGCAGTAACGTCACGATTACAAGTAATGTTGGTAGTGATACTATTACTTTTTCTTCTACAGATACAAATACAACTGATCTGGCTAGTGATTCAAGTCCTCAGTTAGCAGCTAATTTAGATGTACAAACTAATCAAATAACTACAAGTACCTCTAACGGTAATATTAAATTAAATCCAAACGGTACAGGTTTTGTAGAAATATTTGGTGATGGTAGTAGTGCCGATGGTACTATCCAACTTAACTGTTCACAAAACAGCCATGGCGTAAAAATAAAATCACCACCTCATAGTGCAGGTGCAAGTTATACCCTTACTCTTCCAGATAGTGATGGAAATGCTAACCAAGTTTTAAAAACTGATGGTTCTGGTGGCTTAAGTTGGGTTGATCAAACTACAGATACCAACACACAATTATCTAACGCACAAGTTAGGGCAGCAGTTGAAGCAGCTACTGACAGTAATGTATTCACTGACGCAGATCATTCTAAGTTAAATGCAATAGAAGCTTCCGCTACAGCAGATCAAACTGCTAGTGAGATAAAAACTCTTTTACAATCTGACAAATTAACAGTTAATGAGATAGCAGATGATGCAATTACAGCAGATAAATTGGCTAACTCTATTAATACAGAGATAGCTGCTAATACAGCTAAAACATCTAATGCTACACATACAGGTGAAGTAACAGGGTCAACCACTTTAACTATTGCAGATAACGTAGTTGATGAAGCAAACCTCAAAGTAAGTAACTCCCCTACTGATGGTTATGTGTTAACGGCCCAATCAGGTAATACTGGAGGATTAACTTGGGCTGCTCAATCAGGTGGTGGCGGTGGTGCATCTGCAATAAATGATTTATCTGATGCTAAAACTGACAACTCTGGTGAAACTATTGGTATTGGTTCTGGAGCGTTAGCAGCAGATGATGGCACTAACCAAACTATTGCTATCGGAAAAGACGCTTTAAACGACCAAACTTCTGGACTTTATAATTGTGCAATAGGAGTTGAAGCACTTTCAAAAATAACAAATACAGGTCAAAACATGGCTTTTGGTGTTTACGCAGGGCGTAGAAGTACTGGTAGTGATAATGTTTTTATTGGATATAGTGCAGGTGAAGGAGCTTCTAGTGGAACTATAAGTGGTAGTAATAACTTTGCCATGGGCGTAAAATCCATGGAGCATTATAGTGGCTCAAGTTACAATATTGGTATCGGCCCCCATACTCTTAGAAATGTTTCAACTGGTGGCTCCAATATTGCAATCGGTTATTACGCAGGTGATGCAATTAATGCTGGTGTATACAACACTTTAATTGGATATAACGCTGGAACTGCTATGACATCGGCAGATGACTGCGTTGCTTTAGGATACAAAGCACTTGAAAGTTTATCAACTTCAGACGACAACACTGCGATTGGTGCTTATGCTTTGCAACTTTGTACAAATCAAGCCAATACAGCATTAGGTCGCAGTGCTTTAGCTTTGTGTACTACAGGTCAATACAACTCTGCTTTTGGTAAACATTCCTTAGCTAAAGTTGCTGGAGGGTCACACAATGTAGGTTTTGGACAAGGTGCTGGAAATGATCTTACATCTGGTGATTACAATGTTTGTATAGGTAAAACTGCAGGTTGGCAAAGTGGAAATTCTAATAACCTTTCAACAGGTAGTAATAATATTTTAATAGGCTATGAATCTATACCTTCAGCTTCAGGTGTTGATAATGAAATAACTTTAGGTAATACGAATATAGATAAATTTAGGATTCCTGGAATTAATTTTATTCTTAAAGATAACGGTGGTACACCAACTCAAGGTCACGTTTTAACAGTTGATGCCAATGGAGAAGCTTCGTTTGCTGCAGCTTCAGGAGGAGGAGGAGGAGGTAAATTAACTTTAATATCTAGCACTACTTTCACCGATGCTGCAACAGTAACCTTCACCTCAATTAGTGGCTACTTACAATATAAAATTTTCTTTGTACTTAATATGTATAATACATCTACCTTGTCTAATGCTGGTGTTTTAAAAATGAGAGTAGGTATTAATGGTACTTATGATACTGGTAATAACTATAATAAAGGTGGAAATTCAGATACTTCTTGCCAAATACTTGGTGGATTCAGTGCTAAATCAAAACAGGGCGAAATATTAATTACTCATTTAAATGAAGCAAAAGCTACAAAAGTACATTCCATAGGTATTGGTGAAAGTAATGATGCAAGTGATTCAAACTTTCAAACGCAAGGTGCTGGCCACAGGACTACAACTGCTCAAAATTGTTTACAGATATTTGGTGCTTCTGGCAATATTCCATCTGGAACTATATCCTTATATGGAATAGCTACATCTTAACAGGAGATTTTTATGAACAAAATAGTAGACGGTATTCTTGTCTTAATGACAGACGAGGAAGTAGCAGCTAGAAATGCAGAAGTGGCTGCAGCTAAAGCAGAAGAAACTGCTAATGATTATAAAGTAAAAAGAGCAGCCGAATATCCCCCTATTGAAGATCAATTAGATGAGATATATCATAATGGTATTGAAGCTTGGAAAGCTACAATTAAAGTAGTTAAAGACAAGTATCCTAAACCTTAAAAATTTTTATTATGCCTAATTTTACTACAGAAGAAATCGCAACTATTTTTAGCGTTGCTGGAGATAGCGTAACCGTAATTAACGAACTTGCTGCTTTGTCATCTCTTACAGATAGACAAAAAGATAAACTTAAACGTAATGTTGAACATCTTGAAATTATTAAGGCTTACAAACAAGATGATGGTACTACATCTATTTGGACAACTGAAGACTTTACGGAGCAAGATGCTGCGGTTACACTAGGTAAATCTAAGCTTTAATTTATGGCACGCAAAACAACAGAAGAACTTCAACAAGAACTTTTAACGTTACAAAAGAATTTTGAAGAAGCAGAACAAGTTAAAAAAAATTGCCAAACAAGGGCTGTACAAATCAATGCAATCTTAGCTGACAGGGCAGAAGAAGAAACCGAAAAAAAGAAATCAAAAAAGGCATCTTAATTAGGACTTGTCCTGTCTGTAATAAATCCTTTGACACAATGGAACAAAGGCGTATCTATTGCAGTGGTGCTTGCAAGACAAGATCATGCAGATCTCGTAAGGCTATTTAATTTTCTATGAACCATTCCAGACATGACATAAGCTGGTGCTATACCTATAATTAGCAGTAATATAATAATTTTTAAATATATGCTAAATCGCATCTGTCAAATTTTAAGTATCATCTCATTTGTTATGGTAGCTTCCATGAGTGGTGGGGCGTACTTTGGTTACAAGTATGTAACTTCAGAACAGTTCCAAACAAAGATGATGAATAAAGTTTTAGGTAATATACAAGGCATGATGCCAAAGCTATTGGATAAAGGATTACCTAAGACAACAGGAGAATCTTTACCAATACCCAAAGGGTTAGGAATTTAATTGGAAATACCCGATATAGGTATTGTTGAAATATATATTCCTAACGTTCCAGAACCTTATAGTCATCATTATATTACTGTAACTGAACCACCTAACATTGATGTTCCTGGCTGTACTTATCAGCATCGTGATATAAAAAATACTGGTAATCGTAATTTGTTATTGGAAGATCCAAATGGTGTATTTACAACGTGTGATTTTCCGTTTCCTGGGTTTGTTCCTCTTGATTACACACCTCAAAATATCATTATTACAGAGCAAGCACCTGTCGATAACCAAGAAGATTCTTCAACAGGCAAGCAAAATACAGAAATACCAGAAGCTAAAAAAGAAGAAATTGTAATACCACCCTGTCCAAGTTCTAAAGATCAGAGAGTTGGAGACTTTCGTAACGAAAAACGATTGGAACGTGTCATTTCACATAAAAGAGGGGATGATGGGATTGAATGTATAACTATCTATGAAGATGTTCCCTTTGTCGATCAATACATCCCAGAACCTAGCACTATTGTCTCTACTGCTATTATTGGCCTTGTGGCTGCGAGTAGCCCTTTTATTCTCAATTTAATAAAACCAGCTATTAAGAATATCGTTAAAAAACTTACAAAAAAGAAAGATAAAGTAGAATAAGTATATGTAGATAAGCCTTACCACAGCCCGTGGCTTGTCTACTTTAATTTATGAGTATGTGGGATAACTTGATTTGGTGGAATATTAACAACAATATCGTCACAGGTAACTGCACTAGGAGTATTAGGTTTGAAAGTAACACCAAGTTTCGCTTGCTCCGCACAAATCTGAAGACGATACAAGCTAACCTCCATCGCTAATTTTTTATATAGTAATTCTTGATTTTTTATATTCACTTCAGTTGCTTTATGACAAAGAGCAGGTGACTTGCCTAATGGAATATTAAACTGCATACTGATTCCATAATTGAGATTATAATTATCCTTCTCAAATCTAGGAGTCTCTTGAATATACTTTACCTCTCCAGTATCTTCGTCATATATATTCTGCCTAGTGACATATTCTATTGGCCTGTTAAATGACCAACTATCGGTTAAATATGGAGTGATTGTAAGACTAGGAGAAGCACAAACTATACCCTGACTCATTCTGTAAGATGGCATGGCTGATGGTGTTATCATTGTCGCATTATTATTTACAACACCACTAGCCTGACTTTGAGGAGAAGCTACTGTTGTATTAGCCAAAACCCTTGCAGGGCAAAGGATTATAGCTATTGTCCAAATGTAGTTGTAGTTTCTGAAGTAGTGCTTGTATTTATTTGCCTTGTTATTGTCGTTACTGTGTCTAACCCTGGTGTGATTAAAGTTTCTTGGATTGAGAAAGCTGCACCGTTGTTTACGATAGACCATTGAGGTATAGCTTCTAAGTTTGGCGAAGTCCAACTAAAATTTACTCCCCCAACTGTTTGGTTGTTCGTAGTCGTAGGAGTAGGGTTGATATATCCTGTTTCAGATTTGATATTATGTCCTGACGCTGAGTATGTGTAACCTGTGCGATATTGGTGGCTTGTGATAGTTTCATTTATTATTGTTTCGGAAGTACTTGAAGTCTGAGACCCACCCGAACGAAATTGAGGTACTACAGGAACAGCAAGTGTTCTTATGGGTAATGCTAATAAAACCAGTAACCAAAGTCTAGTCAATCGTAATAGTAACCTTAGTAGATCCTATGCAACTTGTACCCGATCCACCTGCGGTACAGGTATGAACTCCAGAACTTAGTGAAGTAAGTGCAAGGTTGCCAGCAGTACCGCCTGATCCTACTGTTGTCTGTCCACCTAATACTGGTAATGCTGCGATACCACTAGAAGGAGTTACAGCAGATGGGGTGGCATCTCCCATAGTTACGGATTCTGTTTTACTAAATGCTGAACCTGCTGTTGTAATACTTGTATCTGTCTGAATCATCGCTGGAACGCCATTAGTCAACGAACCAACATTGATACCACCAATCTTTCCTGATGTTGTAGTATCTCCTACAGTTACAGATGGTGTTATGTTGTTTCCGCTAAGACTATATGTAGTACCTACTTTATTAGTAACTGAATAAGGCATATCAACAGTTATTTGTGCAGAGGTTACAAATTCCTGTTTTATATCAGCAAATGCAGCCGTTGGTAAAAATAAAAGTAAAGCAAATAGTTTTTTCATTGAATACCTACCTTAGTGTCTTTATTGTCTACTATTTTAGCAGTGTTGTTGGGCTTCTTTTTGTTAACGGAGATACCGTATGAACCTAAAACCCCACTGGTTAAACCTGCCAAAAAAGCTCCGTCATTACGAATCTTGTCCATGTATCCAAGAGTCATCATCGCTAAAGACCAACAAAGAATCATGAATCGGACAACGTGACCAAAAAGTTCAGCCCAATCCGTACCTTCTTTTTCGTCTTGATCTTCCATGAAAAGGCAGTAACTATGGCAAACTTAGCAAATATTGGTATGTTTGGAAAGTAACACAATAGTAATTATGCTGAAACTCTTAAAACCAATCCTACTAAAGTTCTTCACTGCAACTGCTGTAAAGAGATTAGTAGTCGATCTTCTTCGTGCAATTTGTAAGCAAACTTCAAATACTCTTGATGATCGTGCTGTGGACATATTGGAACAACAACTGTTCCCTAAAATGAACTGACATGAACCACAAAGAGTTCTTCAATATTCTTATTGGTAAACCACCTCTTGAAGTTGAGTTGGAAATAGAAATGAAATGCAGAGAAGTAAATGAATTATCTGAAAGTTATTTAAAAGCGTATTCTTTTGCTTTAATAAAAGAAAACAGATTACAAGATCTACTTATCATAGCTGCTATGCAACGCATACAAGATACTGAAATTAAACTGATGCGATATGAAATGGCAGAACATCATCGAAAAAAGAATCTTAAAGTGACAAAAAAATATAAAAAGAAAACTTTACTCGACAGGATCAAGGCTATGTTGGGCATGTTCAGATGATCTGTTGTCTTCCCATAACACCTTGTAATAATACATTTTACTACCTGCTGAATTTTTTCTTTCTATAGTTTCAGTAATATTGCCATACTTTTTTTTATATGTATTAGCTATGACAGAATAGTTCTTTCTAGATACACGATCATTAAGTTGGAATCTTTGTCCGATTAGCTTATTAGGCATAATTTTCTAAAACAAGGTATATTAGTTTCAAAACCAATTCTAATCATGGGAAAAGAGAAAAAGTTAGAATTATTAGAAAATCTTCAAACTGTTCTCATACAAGAATTGTTAGGAAGAATAAAATGTGGCGAAGCAAAACCAGGTGATCTTAACGTAGCTAGACAATTATTAAAAGATAACGGCATAGAGTGCATACCAACAGAAAAGAATCCTATGGAAGATCTTATGTCAAACCTACCAGACCTTGATGTAATACCTGCACTAGAAAGATAATTGCAACCTTTACCAGAAAAACTACAAGATTTTAGATACTTTCTAATAATAACTTGGCGTCATCTTAACCTGCCTGACCCCACACCAGTTCAATTAGACATAGCTGAGTATTTACAATACGGCCCTCGTAGAAAGATCATACAAGCCTTTAGAGGTGTGGGTAAAAGTTGGATTACATCTACCTATGTTGTATGGAAACTAAGGATGAATCCACAATTAAAGTTCCTTGTTGTATCTGCTAGTAAAGATAGAGCGGATAACTTCTCTACTTTCACTATGAGATTGATCAATGAGATGCCTGTACTTGCTCCATTACGACCAGATGACTCTCAAAGAAACAGTAAGATAAGTTTTGATGTTGGACCTGCACACGCTGACCACGCTCCTTCAGTAAAGTCTCAAGGGGTTTTAGGACAAATGGCTGGTAGTCGTGCAGATGAGGTCATAGCTGATGACGTAGAAGTACCAAACAACAGCTTTACCCAACCGATGAGAGACAAGTTAAGTGAAGCTGTAAAAGAATTTGATGCAATCCTCAAACCAAACGGTAAAATAACCTTTCTTGGTACACCACAAACAGAACAATCTTTATATCTAACCCTAGAAGAACGTGGATATACAACACGTATCTGGACTGCACGTTATCCAGAGATAAAAAACAACTATGGAGATAGATTAGCTCCTAAGTTAGCTGAGAAGCTTGCACAAGAGCTTGTAAAGCCTAAAGATCCTGTTGACCCAGAAAGATTTTCATCAATAGATCTGATGGAACGAGAAGCTTCCTATGGTCGTTCTGGGTTCTCTTTACAGTTTATGCTAGACACTAGCTTATCTGACCAGGATAGATACCCTCTTAAACTATCAGATCTAATAATATCTTCAGTTAATCCTGATCATGCTCCAGAAAAAGTTATATGGTCTTCTTCTCCAGAGTATGTAATCAAAGAATTACCTTGTGTAGGGTTTAATGGTGACCATTTCTACAGACCTGCACAACAATTCGGTGATTGGATTGAATATACAGGCTCTGTTATGTTCGTAGACCCCTCTGGAAAGGGTCGTGATGCTACTGGTTACGCTGTTGTGAAGATGCTTAATGGAAACCTATACGTTCCCGATGCAGGGGGTCTTAACGGTGGTTACTCTGACGCAGTATTAACAACTCTATCTAAAATAGCCAAGACCAATAACGTCAATACAATCCTCGTAGAATCCAATATGGGTGGTGGTATGTTTGCAGAACTAATGAAACCTTTTCTCATGCGTTACCATCCCTGCGAAGTAAAAGACGTTAGAAATACTAAAACTAAAGAACTACGTATAATAGACACCTTAGAACCTGTAATGAACTCTCATAGGCTCATAATAGACCGTAAGGTAGTAGAAAAAGACTATAGATCTAACCCCAACGAAGCACCAGAACGTAAACTAAAACTTCAACTCTTCTATCAAATGTCTCGTATTACAAGACATAGGGGTTCTTTAGTACACGATGACATCTTAGATGCTCTATCAGGAGCAGTAGCCTATTGGACTGAGTACATGGCTCAAGATGAAGACCGTAATATTAGATCTCGTAAAGAAGAATTACTAAGAGTTCACTTAGATAACTGGGGTTCCTATATGAATAACACCATTACTCAAACTGCTATGGGTATGAACCCCTCACAAATAAGTAATTCTAATACCCCTAACGATGGTTTTATAAGTAATTCTTATTAACATGCACTTGTAGATAAATCTTGGGGGGGATTATAGGGGGGGTCGTTAAGTTCCTTCCATAGTTAGACTATAAATCTTCCATAGATTTGACCTTCATCAGCTTCATCACTATAATCAACTCATAGGTTCTCTCTCCTACAGACCCTATAAAAGACCCTTTTAGTTTCCTTCTGGGTGGTTCTATTAGGGTCCTACAAAAGTTTTTTACCACAAAAATTTGAAGGGTTTACGCATATATACAAATCTAAGATTTACCCCATATATAGTAACTTTTGCAGATATTTAAGCTATAACTACAGTCTTTTATGTGTAGTACTGTCATAGAGACAGCACCGCAAGTTAACTTATAACTGGGATCTCAAGGTTTTTATAGTGTTTTGGACAGTAAAAGGACAATAATTGGACAGGGTGGGGAGATATATAGGGTCAATTGTTACAAAATGTAACGATTTATCTGTTTTTATTTTATCGGTAGCCGACCTATAGTAATAATGCAATCAGTACTAGACCTAGTACTATTCCCAGAACCTTTAAAAAATTATGTCTGCACATTTAGCCGATCAAGATTGTATCAACGCTTTAGCTACATTCTGGTTTGAATACCACAAGCAACCAAGAAATGAAAGCCCAAAGCAAGCACTTGAAAGAGCTTTCTTAATTGCACCTGAAGAAGTGTCTTTAAAAAAGGATTACTTTGCAAGGATGGAGGATTTTAGAATTAGAGCCTATTCCAGGATTGAAGCTGAAGAACCTGTTTATAAGGGTTTAGCTTCTTGTGCTGTAGTCTTTAATTTATTATTTAACGAGAACGTAAGAAGCTTACAAGCTCGTTATCCTGACGATTACCAGGAATTAATCTCTAGTAACTATGAGTTTAAAAAGTCATCAACTGTTACTAAGTGGTTATCAGATAGAGACCCTAGAGGATTAATGATGGTATGGCAGATGCTTCGAGGGTGGGAGTATCAAAGTTGTGAGCATTACGAGTTTAGAAACTCTGTTGCATATCAGATCAAGCAACAGATTGAGTACGGGATCTTAAACACACTTAAAAAGATCCATTGTCCAAATGATGAGGATAGAGTCTGGACTTCTTGGGAAGATCCTCAACTTGATTCTCATGTGGTTTGTATCTCTGATATGTTCTAAAGCTGTTTAGATAATCCCTTAAAGGGCCTACGGGCCTTTTAAAGGGTTCTCTTAACAAGTGAACCTTAACCGCCCAGTTATCTATTTTTAAATGATTATTAAATCAAATAGCACTTTTTCATTAGTGCAAACAATAACCGATCAGCTTTTATTAGTTGTTAATGGTACTGTCTCTCAACCTGTTTTGAGATCTTGGAATACATCACAAAAAGATGATGCTATCAATGAATTTAACAGGGTTACAAAATGACTAAATCAAAATACATTTATCGAACCTACGACCAATCCTCTATTAAGGGGATTGAAAAAGGGGATAAAGAACACATGAGACTTCTTAACTTAGGTTATAGGGTCTCTCATACATCAAGTGGTTTGATGTCAGCACACATGACTTATGAACTAATCAAATGACTAACAACAAAAGTAACCACGAAGCGGAACTTAAAGCCGCTAAACGTGCAGAGATTGAGAGACTATGGTTTGCAGAGGAAGCCACTAACGAGGAGCTATTGCAAGCTTATAAATCTTTAGATGCTATCACTAATTCAGATTGGTTCTATAAAAAACTAGAAACGATGGTATTTGATATCATGACAAAAAGATTTAGTCCAAAAACAATAGATGATCACATTAAAGATCTAGAAGACAAGCCTAGTTAATCCTAGGCTTTTACTTCTTTTTATTTTTGTTAGATGTTAGTTGCCTATTTTCCTTGGCGAAACTTTTAATGGACCTATTAAGAATTTTTTTAGTTGAATTTTTAACAGGTTCTTTTTGAACCTTAAACCCAGTTATTTTTTATTATGAAACTAAGTTTTAACAATAGTTTCCCTATTGAATTTTTAAAGGGAGCTTGTATCTTTTTATCCGATGAGGATGAGGGGAGGTATATAAAAGAGGTGTGTGTAGATCTTGAAAGACATTCTATTATCTTGATTGATGATGATGGTAATGGGATGTATTGGGAGTCTTTACGCAATGCTTCTATTCAATTCCAGGGGGGTAGATAAATGCAATTTACAGATGCCGAACTTAGTCTTATCTGCATACATATTGGTAAGTTGATAACTGAAGAAGTAATTCAACGAAAAATTCCAGACGATTTAGTGCATGAATTGGTTGATACAGTAATGGATTATCAATTAAAACAAGTAAAGGAGGTGGACTAATGAGTGATTATCCATACAACCTTACAGCAATAGCTACTCATTTAAGGGAGCTTGCACAGTCTATTGCTAAGAAGCTAGACATAAGTGAACAAGATGCCTGGGATCTTTGTATTGAAAAACTTGAATACAAGTATTCATTTATGACAAGGGAGGAGGATCAATGAAAATAGAATGTTTTAGCAGAAGTGAATGGTTAGAAATAGCAGATATAATTTCTTTACATTGTCCTAGTGAACCAATTATTGAAAAATTAATATCAGAAATAAATAATAAAACAAATTTATTTAGTATAACTCATGAATTTTTTATAAAAAATAATATAAATCCTGTTTTTTTCCCTCATAGAAATACTATTGAAAAACTAAAAGGTGGAAAAGGTTTAACAAAAAGGTTATCAACATATTCTAGTAGTACAGGTAAGGGTATGGTTTCATTTAAAAAAGACTATCAAATATATATTTTTAATAAATATGTAATTACAGAAAAACAGGAGACTAATAATGATTCAATGTCCTAACTGCAACAGCGACAATACTATTGTCTTACATACAAGAGAAAGGGAAGCTGCATATCTTTGGAGGTCTAGAACCTGCAAAGAATGTGGTAAGAAGTTTAGTACAAGAGAGTACAGTTTAGAAGAACTTGCTAAATTGATTGATGAAGGCAAAGAATCTCTTGATAATATGCGTGGTCACTGCGATGAACTATTAGCAGATTTAAAAGAACTTATCTCTCAATACTCTAATGACAAAGCAAACTGATTTAGAAGATCGCATGTGGAGTCGTGGTTTTGATAGACGGCAACGCAACATTAACAACAACTTAGCTAAAGGTAGAGAATCAGAAACAGATTATGCAAAGAGCATGATTAAAGCTGGTCTTCTACCTTTTGTTGAAGCGATACAACAATTCCTTGATAGGGCTTGGAGAGGTACACCAGGGGTAAAAGCTACAGCAGCAATCAAACTACATGAATTAAAAGATGTAGATGTAATAGCTTTTATTACTTTTAAAGGTGTTATTGATGGTGCTTCTCAAAACAAAACCGCTACACAAATAGCTATACAAGTAGGTCATATGCTTGAAGATGAACAAAGGTTTTCTTTGTTTGAAGAGCAAGATGAAAAGCATTTTAAAAACGTAAAACAACATATATCAGATACAAATCATCCAAGATATAGACGCAATATGATGATAGGTCATATGAGAAACAGAGGTTTTGTATTTAAACCTTGGTCAAAGGAAGACAAACTAAAGGTTGGTATGAAGCTTATAGATATAATGATTAGTGCGGTTGGTATGGTAAAACTTTCAACTATAAGATCAGGAAAACAAACCAAAACCTATGTTGAATTTACAGAAGTAACTATGGATTGGATAAAACGGCAACGCAAAAATAGATTAGCTTGTTATCCATTGTACGAACCATGTGTAGAACAACCGATTGATTGGACTAGCACTACTGAAGGTGGTTTTCATACAAAAAGATTAAGACATATCAAAGCAATAAAATCAAAAGACCTTACCTACCATGAAGAAGTAACAAAAAGAAAACCAACAGCACTTTATACAGCACTGAATTGTCTTCAACAAACAAAGTGGGAGATAAATACAACTGTTCTAGATATTGCTCAAAGCTGTTGGGATAGAGGTATAGAAGTAGGTTGTTTAATAGATGCTGAACCACTACCACAGACTCCAAGACCTTTTGATATTAATACTAATGAAGAATCCAGATTGAGATGGAGAAGAGCAGAAGTAATTAGACACGATCAGAACGCACATGATCGTATGAAAAGGTATCAATGTATTATGTTGCTTGATACTGCTACAAAGTTTGCAGAAGAACCCTTTTGGCATGTAGCACAGGCAGATTTTACAGGCAGAATTTATTATGTGTCA